ATCATACCATTTGCAATGGGAGGTGAGGATGGCGGGGATAACCTCGCCCCTGCTCATATCAAATGTCATTCGGTCAAAACAAAAGAGGATGTTCGGAATGTTGCCAAAGCAAAACGACGAGAAGCCAAGCACCTTGGAATCAAAGCAGACAGAGGGCCAGCAATCCCCGGCAGTAAGCGGTCAGGCTGGAAGCGCAAACTCAATGGAACCGTTGTCAGACGCTGAGGCCAGAGAGATCGAGGCACTGACGCGGTGGATCTATTCAAGTGGGAACAATGGAGATTGAGTGATGGACATTGTTATAGAACTAAAAGATGCATATGCATTTTTAGGTGACCCGCTACATCGTAAGGCTTATGAAGAGATTGAACGGTTGCGGGGGCAAGTAGAGGAACTAGAGGAAGAAGTTTACCTACTCAACAGCGATCTTGCCTACATACATGTACCATTGGGAGCAAAGCCAGATGAAAATTCTTGATGACGCTAAGGAGATTATATCTGAACGGGGATCAGACTATGGTGGGTTCGTCGAATCATTTAATAGAGCATCAGCTATAGCAAGCACACTATCTGGCAAGGACATAACGCCATATGATGTTGCTGTTGTAATGATGGCTGTTAAACAGGCAAGGATTAATAACGATCCTATGAAGTATGATAGCTGGGTAGACCTGATAGCCTACTGTGGATTCGCTAGTTACTTTGCCTCTCCAAACCAGAGGAAAAACAAAGTCACTGATGAGGAAGTAGAGTTCATCATGGGAGCGTTGCGTGAATAGCGATGATATAAAAAGCTGCATACAGATTGCAGTATTCTATTTGCTCATTCTGCCCATGTTTGTTTACTGGATCTTAACAGAATGATTACATATGTAGAGGGATATATCGCTGGCCTTGTCACGGCTTTAGTTATATTCCTGATTTACATAGGAGTCATTCATGGATGAGTTATCGCAGATGTATATAGGTGGCCTCTTAACTGGGGCCATTCTATATTTTGCAGCACAGATGGTAATGCTGACGATCAAGCTAGATATTGACCACGGAAAACAGGCCGTCCTCGAATCATCTCACAAAATTCTGGCGGAAGAAGATGGCCCTCGTCATCAAAAGTTAGAAGAACAAATCCTTCAACTGCACGAGATGGCGCACCTTCAGTATATTCAAATGCAGGAGATTGTGGATCTCCTAACATCCCAGTCTCAATCCCCCAGTGAGATCCATTTCGATTCCGAACTGCGTAAACTTGTAGCTGATGCGTGTGGTTCGTCACTATCGTCAGACCAGCATGAAGAGCATTGTTCCAAGTCGCATGAATCCCACCCCGAAAGCGATGCCGAACCTCAACATCATTCAGCATCACCGAGTAACTGAACTGCCAATTTGGGAATCTATCGCGCAATCTGCCAGCGTAGTCCTCTAATTCTGGCGCATTGTTGGCAAGATAGTTATCAACCCGCATGTCATGGTTGCCGATTGTCCAGTGAGTATGCTTGGCAAGGGGCAGCATCTTCAGCCAGTCATGACAAGCATCTATCTCGGCAGAGATCTTTGGTGCTTTCGATCCTAGCACTCCAGCATGACGGCTGACCCTGGCACCATCGAGTATATCTCCATTCAGAACTATGCAGTCAGGACGCACCTTCTTTGCTACAGTGCAGAAGGCTTTCCACATGGTCGATACAGGACCGGGCCATATGTGTGCGTCTCCACCAATGAGAGCGGTCTTGCCAGCCATCTCTACCTGTATGATCTTAGGATAAGTCCATTGGACCTTAGGTAGGAACTCGTCAACATTATATTTGGCTAACGCCCTCATAAGACGAGAGCGAAATGTTTCTGATGGTACTCCACTAAGCCGAGCAGCAAGAGCCGTGTTCTGACCGCAATCAACGTACTGTTGGATTGTTTCACGCAATAGCGAATCAGGCATCTTGATAGACATTAGGCGGTAAACCTTTGATACGCTGTTTCCAGTTTGGTATCATAATGGTTGGTTGCATAACCTGGTCCATTATATCCCTTAGCAAACGTAGCCCATTCCCTATCACGCAAAGCGTCAAGAAGATTGGCTGACTTGATGAAGTTTATCATGTGTGTCAGTTGATTCGCTTCCGAGTGCATGGCTTCCTCGACCATATCCTCAACAGTCTTGCAGCCAACCATTGCGTAGTTGCTACCCATCACCTGACCGAGACCCCATGAGGTGGACAATAGAGCCTCTTCAGGGGCCATCTCGTAAGCAGCCTCAATCTCTGCGTAGACTGCATCCGATCCCTTTGGATAGGGCTTAGTTCCCCACTTGGGATATGCCAGTCCAGCCTCGGTCGCAGCAGCCAGCACATCAGACTTAATGCGCTTGACCAGCCACTTGTTAAAGTGATGCCGTTCAAACAATGCCTTGGGTCTACCAGATGCATCGAAGCCATTGCCAGCAGACTCAACAGCCACGACAGCACGAAGCACTGCCCCTTCAAGATCGAACTTATGTGCGAGGGCTGGAATCTCTTCAACAGGAAGCGGGAGTGCCTCGCCACGAAAACCATTCATTTGTTAAGATCCTTTGCGGTAAGTGCATCTGTCTTTGCCTTAGAGCCAGCAGATGATCCAAAATAGAATTGCATTACGCCAGTCCATGCAGTGCCGAGCGCACCGAGCATGTAGATCAGGGTCTCGCTACCAGATGGGGGAGCACCGCGGACTAGAAGCCAGAACAGGATGCCAAAGAATCCAATGGTGACAATGATAGTCAGGATCTTTGGAAGCCAGTCCTTGGTCTCCATCTGCATCTTACGGGCAGAGTCTCTATCAAGAGCAGAGATCTTCTCAAGATCAATATCAAGTTCTTTCATCTTGAGTTTGAAGGATGCGTCTGTTTCTTTGAGCTTCTGCAATTGCTCTGGCGTTGCGCTCATTAGAGCGGCTGACACTTCTGATTCGCTTCCGTCCTGGTGACCGAACAATGCTTCCGAGAGGGTCTTCACTGCCAATCCAGCGAGAGGGCCACCAAGAGCAGTCGCTACCGTAGGAGCTAACTGAGCCAAAAGGCCACCTATCTTTGTAAGATCCATTCACTTAATCCTCGCTTCAAGTAGAGCTATACGTTTATCCAGTTCTGCCCGAGCAACAGCAGCCTCTGATCTAATTGCAGCACGGGCTATTCCTGCATCAGCGTTCATTTCAAGCCTTTGCCTATCAATAGCAGCCATTGATTTCTCACGATCCAAGGTCATAGCAGCACGAGCAAGGGCTGCATCTCGTTCTACCTTGTCGATTTTATCGTTCAGTTGCTCACGAATCTGAGCCATATCGATGGTCGTGCCTTGTGGCGGGATAGACTTATTGTCGCTATTTACTACAATGGAAATCTTAGACTTCAACTGAATGATTTCATTGTTGGCTGTGCTCAGAGCAGTCATTAAATACACTACGCACGAGAATAGGATTGGAATACCAGCAAACACAATCTTCTCAATCAGTGCGCCCTTGCTTGCCGAGGCTGCAAGAATTTCCTGCATTTTAACTTGAGCTGCTTCAGCTTCATTCATTAAACCAACCTTTTATTGTCACACTAGGTTATAGTGAATTGCAAACCATATTGCCCATACTACCATTGCAAGAAGTATCATACTGAGAACAATGGTAAATCCTACTTCAATCATATACTCTATTTGTTCAGCACGTTCAATTGCAGCAATCTTCATCTCTTTTCGTATGCGAACGACATCACGCTGGATCTGTTCCCAAGCGCGTACACCATATACTTGAACTATTTGTGACTTAACATCACGCTCGATCTTCTCCGCTTCCATCTTGGCAGCAAAGGCTTCAATAGCACGGGCTTCAGCAGATCCACCTTTGCGCCAACCCTTTGGCTGCGCTGCTATCTGGGTGAGGTGAGCCACCCCATTCATAATGTCGGATAGTTCTTTGGCGACCGAGACAAGTTCTTTGCCTACGCCAATCGCAGTCTTAACAGTGGCAGCAGTAGCCTTGATCGTTGCTAGGACTGTTAACGGATCCATTCATTACTCGCCTCTAGCTTCCTTGATGGCAAGATAGATCCGAATAAACAACAGCACGAGGCCACCAGTATAGGTCGCCAGTTGCAGATACTCATGCATATGGATGACCCACAAGGGCATAGTGATTGCTCCAGACGCTATTGCTGAATCGACAATGACCCTTGTGTCGTCAGTGTTCATAGCTTAACCCTTCACAACATTTATAAGGCGAGTGTTTGGTTCAAGAGCAACAAACCCGTGCCATTGCCCTACTTGCCAATCAAGAACTGCACCGGTAGTTGCAACCGATTCCCATGCACCATCTGGGCCAAATGCCCGAACCGAACCACGCGCCACAATGCTGATGTGGATGTCATATGGCCCGTGAACGTGCAAGGGCAACTCGTCCCCAACAACGTCAAAGTCGTAAATGACCCCTGTCAGCTTACCGATGGCAAGTGGGCGTTCATGCAATGACATTTGGGCCAACCTGTTCTGGTGGTGGAGGAGGCGGCACATATGCAGCGATAGGGCCATACTGCCCAGCAACAAGTGCGGCATGAATAGCCCTACCGTGTTCTTCCACATCGTTTGCGTCAGCGGTAAACGGCACTTCGACTGGCACAGTGTCAAACTTCACCATGCAATCAATGCGTGTGCCTGTTTCGTCGGAGTAAATGGGAGAATGAATTGTTTCAACGATGCTCATTTTACGCTGTCCTTATCCAAAGAGTCATTGACATTGCTAATGTGCCGTTTGACCTTCCCATGCACTGCCAAGTTCCAGAAAGCGCAGTTCCCCCAGTGTTGAATTGCATGACAATACACCCACCCCCATATGTACCTTGTGTTGTTAATGACGATCCAGCAATAGTTGCACCAATAGCATAATTAACACCGTTATTATTGCTGGCAAGAGCATAAGTCCCAACCGCACCAGCAGTAGTCACAAGTGCAATGGTTCCACTGGTTGTAATTGTGCCGCCAGACAAACCCGTTCCAGCGGTGATGGATGTAACAGTGCCAGTTCCCGCCGCTGCCCAAGTGTTATCACCGCGCAAAAAGTTGCTCGCGCTTGGCGTTCCAGTTGCGCTTAGATTGGACAATCCAATTGTATTGGAAGCAATTTTTGATCCAACAATTAGCCCAGATGAGTTCAGAAGATTGGAAAGATACGCTGCAATACTCATTGGATCACCTCTACCCATTGAAGGGATTGTTCATCCCAAGTATACATATTTTCACCAGAAGGGTAAGGGTTTGGCGGAACCCAAGCGCATACAAGCGCATCTAAAGTCCAACTTGGATACGGCTTTGGCGGCACAAACGCGTCAAGAACTGGAACATATGTGTAGCCAATACCAGCTAGATTCTTTCTAAAGTTGGCATTGTAAGATGTTTGCTTCCAGTTTGTGTAGCCACCAGACCATTCAGTCAAAAACGCTACGCCAAGTGCTTCGCTTTCTGGAAATGGCAGATCATCAACTACAGCATTAGCTACAGCAATGACCTCAACCACAACATTCTGATCGTCTAGTTTTGCAAAATTTGCCATGCTTCACCTTAGTATGTGATAGATCCGCTACCAGTGAATTTATAGATATAGTCACCAGTCGATCCACCAGAACGAGTTAATGTCGGAGATCCAGTTGTTGAAGCTGCCGCATTTGCTGTCCGCAAGATAACAACGCCTGTTCCCCCATTGCCGCCAAGCGCACCATTGCCGCCAGCACCAGCACCGCCACCCAAGTTAACAGTTCCGTTAGTTCCATTTACGCTACCGTTGCCGCCAGCACCGCCGCCCCCAGTTCCACCAGCACCACCAGCGGTTTTAGGATTGTACATAC